TGTAAGTTAGTGGCAATTTGTTTTAATTTTTTTTTGCCCACCCTCAAATGATTTAATGATTAAATTTTTTTATACTTTTCATCTAATATCATTGGAGTTGTATTTATCCATTTTATTGAATGGTGTAATCTTGGATTATTTGCGTTCATCATAGATACTTTTACACCGCTTGGGTGCATTAATACACTATGAAATGATTTAATATAAGTACCAGTTAAGGCATATTCATCAGTCATACCTCCTTTATTACTTTGTGTATCTTTTTGGTCTAATTGAATATTCGTAAAAGTAAAAAACAAATCACCTCTACAACCTAAAGAAGTGTAAGTATTCACGTCTTCGTTTATACTACCTACAAATTGGAAAGGTCTTTCTGTTGAACAAAAAAATGAGTTCATTGCTTTTCTTTTTAATTTTATCCCACTAAATCCTCCAATATGGTCGCCTCCTTGTGAAAAGCAAATGGATTTTATATTTGTTGATTTGTAAAAGTTTAACATTGCATCAAACACACCATCTATATTTTTTATTATTTTGGCTCCAGTCATATACCTATAACCAAAATAATAATAGTCATCATCAAATTGAACAAAATAAGTTATACCTAATTCTTTTGCAATTTCAAAACAAGCGTTTCTTGCGTGAATAATTACTTTCCTATTGTCAAAATTATTGCCTTCATCTATACTATCTGCCATTGCTTTTTTATCAAATATCTTTACGTTTTCAATTCCATAATTCTTTTGATATTGCTCAATAGTTTTATCTTCATTATCTACAATGAAATAAATTTTACCTGTATATCCGCACTTTTTTAATGTGCTTAATGTTTTTACATTGTCAGGTCTTGCGTGTGTCAGTATAAATACTGCAAAATCTTTATTCTCCATATTCAGTAAGGTATTGAGTTCTAATTTCGTCACACAATTTTACATATCCTAATTGAATAGCTTTTTCAAAGTCAATTATAACTAATCCGCTTCGTTCCATTAGGTTTTGCATTTCAGGTGTAGCGTGTGCATAGTAATCAGCTACTTTTTCATAGTTAAATACATTATGCCTCCTTGCTGCATCCATTAAAAAGGTCTTTTCTTCAATAGGTAAATTTGACATATCAATTTCCCTTATTAATCTATGAGTTTTACTTTTGTCGCAAAGTTCCATTAAATGTGGCTTTGCATTTTTAGGTTCATAAATAGGTGCTTCAATCTTTGATGAATACTTTTGTTCATCTTGACTTGGTGCAAACTCTTGACCGAATAAATTTACTTGTTTCATTTTTTTAGTTTTTTGTGTTGGATGGATAAAAATGCAACCCTGTAAATTTTGGGCATATTGGTAAAATACTATTTACAATGCTTCGGAATTTATCCTCATTCTTATAATGATTGACTGACTGATTATACAAATAATGGATATTGCTCCTATGAAATTTAGACGCCCTAATTATAGTCATGATTTTCTCAAAATAATAATTATCATGCTCAACCATGATATAAGTAACTACTTTCCTCGCTTCTGAAATATAATGTTCTGAAGCCACGTTAAAAAAATCGTATAGGCTAACATGAAGTTTTGCGCAAACTGATTTTATTAGTTCCAAGTCTTTACTATCTAAATTTCTCATGTGCAAGTCAATATGATACTTGCTTAGTTGTGTTTGTTCCTGTTTCATGGTATTAAGTTTTTAGCAGCTAAAATAACTCTGTTTGTAAGAAAATCTAAATCATGTTCAGGTATGTCAAATTGAAACACAATTTTATTCTTATATAATGATTCTTTAGGCAAATATGGCAATTCTTCATAACTAGCATTCGCAATAAAATAGCATTCTTTTTCGCCATCGTTATACAACTTAACCGCATATTGTTGAATCGCTGCCAAGTCTTCTAAATTAGGAATATACACTATTAATTCAGCTTTATCTGTTTCACCTATGCAAGCATTTGAAGTCAATTGCCAATAATATTTTTCTCCGTCTGTATGTTCCTCGCGTACTTGCTCAATATCTATACAATCGGCAAAATTACAGAATGATCCAATTGTATATGGACATTTGATGTCAATAACCGCTTTTGTCTTATTATTAAGTCCATCACGCGAACCAACCCAATAATTACTATGTAATGGATGTGCTAAGGTTGTGTTTGGTGTTAACGTATATTCTAGTCCTATTATGTCTGGTCGCTCATACATTAGCCACCTCTCAACTAATTTACCCCATGTTGTAGCTCTACTTGATTCGTTAGTATCGAGGCTTCTTTTTGCCTTACGTTCTTGATTTGTTTGCTTGATGAAAGTTTGCCCACCTTTACTGAACATCAAAGGACATTTCATTGTTTTAGCTTTTGATGTTGGGTTGGCTTTCTTATATTCTACTAATTCATCGCTTGTCATTTCGCGGCTACCCATTTCGACAAGTGCGACTATTTCCGAGCTGTTAAACGCTCCGTTTCTTATTGTGTTCATTATAATGATTTTAATTGGTTATATAAAAATTTGTATTTGTCAGTTTCTTGGTTGTTTATGATTCGCTCATAGTTTGGTAAGTCATCGGCTGATATAACATTGCGTTTTAGCTCAAATAGTTCTGTTAATTCATCAATCCCAATAGTAGCTAGTAGTTGACTATCCCCGAAGAATTGTATTGTATCTTTTCGGTTTAAATTAGCTCCGAATAAATCTCCGAAGTGGTCGCAAGCATCTTTAATAGCTACACTTTTCGCAATTGGTAACGCCATTGTAACTGCACCTCGATTCACATTAGACATATCTAACTTTAGATTGCCTGTACCTGCTTGCGTCTGTAATTCTTGTGCGCCTACTCCATCATGGTACATCATTTCATTAGTTGCAGGATTCAAGTAGTGTACTCTTACGTTAACCTCTATTGCGTTAAGTAATTGCCCTGTTTTTCTCACTTCAATTTGATATTTTTTGAAGCAGCGTTTTAATAGATATTCTACTTTGTCAATTGGCAAATACTGATAGCCTTTAATATATGGATGTGTTTTAACCCAATCGCTAGGTGGTGGTGTTGATAGTATTACGTTTAGATGTTCTAGTGGAACGGCATCAATAGATCCGTCAAATAGTTTCGTGATTGTCATTTTCTCATTGAGTGCTGGTAACTTGCTCATGTTATTGTATTTTAATGTTTAATTTTTCAACTAGGAATTTCACGCCATCGTTAAAGCCGTTCATGTATGTATATTCAGTAGCCTTTAAATGCGCCTCGTTTGCCGCTTTAGCTAGTATTTCTTGTGTGATGATACTAGGGTCTATGATGTTGTGGAAGTCGTAAAATGTCTTATAATTACCTTTAGATACTTGCTCCCAAATATCCAAACCTTCGGGAGTTATACCCCATGTAAATGAATATAATAACTCATCTCTGTTTTTAACTGTCCTTCTTTGTTCCGCTATTTCTCGAATAGGTTGTGGAAGTGTGCTTATTAACTTGCTCATGTTTATTTATTAAAGTTTTGAATGTTAGCTAATACCTCATTGAATTTTGCGTTAAATTCTTCGGCTGTGATTTCGATTTCGCAATTAGATTCAAATTCTAATACTTTTATCTCCAAGTTATCAGGGATAAATTTTATAGTCTTTCCCTCTTGTGTAATTTTGCTGTAATACAAGCCGCTTACTGATTTTGAGTAATAAGGTAATGTAACCTGTGTTGCTTCTGTTTTTGTTGTTGTAACTTGAATTGTTGTTGTTGTTTTCATTGTGTTTTTATTTTAAAGTTTAATTAATCCATTTGGTGAATGCTTTCCAGTCCTATGTTCTCACATATTCCAATAGCAAATCTTCTAGCTTCAATTTTAGCAAGCATATTATCTATACATTGCCCGTGCAATACATTTGATTCTCTAGTGAATCGACCTGCAAATGTTTCTGTGATAAAAATAGTTAGTACATTGAGTTGTACTTCTTTATTTGCGCTTGCTATCCAGGCGCAAATAGTTTCGTGAGTTTCGATTGCGTTTAATTTCATGTCATTTTGTTTTAGAGTTCAAAATTAGTTTAATTAATTTAATTAAACAAATTATTTATAAAAAATATTATTTTATTAAAACATTCGGTTATCCGTCTTGATTGTAGGTATTTGCCGAAAGTTTGTTTCGGGTAGTAGGTAGTTAGTGGCAAGGCTACGAAACTGCAAACAATGAAGGTTGTGATTTAATATTGTTAGTTCGTTTGTTACCATAATTAACGTGTTTTTCGTTTATTTCAAATCCTATAAATTTTCTATTTTCTTTTATTGCCATTGCACACTCTGTTCCACTTCCAGCAAAAGGAACTAAAATAAGGTCGTTTGGTCTGCTGCTTATTAGTATTATTTCCCTTGTTAGCTTTTCAGGTTTTGGCGTGTCGTGTTCGTGGTTTCCTGTTTCATAGTTTGGTATTCTAATCACATCACCATAAAAGCGTTCATTGTTAAATGGTCTGCGTAGTTCCTCGTATTCGGCTTTTAGTTCCTCGTATTCGGCTTTTAGTTCCTCGTATGGCTTCTGTAAATACTTGTTATTGCAATATTCTCTAATTACATTATATTGCTCCTCTGTAATTACATTATCGCCATTTAGCCAATTAGAAACGCATCCAGTTAAACCGCCTGTTCTACTTGGGAATAATTGTGCAATTTCTATATTTGTAAATCCAGCGTTTTTAAATTCAATTTTCAGATATTTAGAAAATGGATTTTTCGGTTTTAAAAATTGCTCAAATATCAATTCTCCGCCAGTCTTTTGTCCTCTTTGCTCATATATTAATAATCTTTCAGTAAGTGGTGCAAAGGTTCGTAAATCGGTATTAAATCTTATTTGTTGCTTATGGTCGTTTGTGTTTTCCCATACCACACTATTCAATAAATTAAAATGCTTATCAAATATTATTTGAGCATAGGCAATATTTTTAGCATCTCCATACCAATAAAGCGTTCCATTATCTGCTAAAACTCTTTTACATTCTATTGCCCAGCGTTCCACATCTTGCAGGTAATCGTCAAAGGTTTTCCATACAAAGTCAAAATCTCCTTTTACTTTGTAATATGGCGGGTCTGCAATAATCAACTGAACCGATTTATCAGGTAGTTGGTTATTCATCCAATCATTATGATATATTTTGTTTAATTCCATCTAATTATATTTATCGTTAATAATCCGCCCAGCCACTAACACGTGCTATACAAAAGAGGCGGTTCGGTACTCCGCAGAAACATTTGTGGTTAAACAAACATTTGTACTCCGCATCAACTTTAGTGCTAATAATCGCCTCCTTCGTATAGCACCATACGTTATCGGCAACCTTAAAAAGATAGCGTACCTTGCCGACAGTACTGCTCAATTCTTTTGATTGCCTTGTTAAAATAA